GTTCTGGGATAGACCAAAGAGATTCAACCCTAATGGATGCCTATATGACTCATTCTCCACGTATACGGGTGTATATTTCCTTCCTGATACTAAATCATGCCATAAAAAAGAACGTCCTCTTATACCCACTAAATTGCCCTTATAATCATAATGTGGGATGATAGCTTTCCAATCATTCACATAAAACATAATATTAAATTTACTCATAGCCTCAGTTGATATTCCTTCGTCCTCCCAGCTTGAAGGGTATATATTGTCAAATACGTTTAATATTTTCTTATCATGAATAGGTAATTGTCTTACCTTAAACTCATCTTTTGATTGTTTACTTTTTTTATACTTATTTAAGAATTTCCAATCTTCTAGTACAAAAGTCTCTTTCCCAAACACTTTAGGTTTATGAGAAACTGTTGAGATACCTTTATATGTAGCTAAGTAATTAATTGTTTCTTTAAATTCCCAATTATTTATCTGCATGAAAGTGGAAAATATTGACATTCCACCACAACCACTATAACAGAGAAAGTGAGGAGAATGTTCACCATCTTCATCTTTTTCATAGTAATATAATTTTAATTTATCACTCCCATGACAATGTGATTGAAATCTTAAATCACCATTCACCATAGTTTCGTGACCAACTCCAAAGGAAGTCATAAGATTTATTATATCTTCTCTAGTTATCGACTCTAATATTTTATCACTTGTTTTCAAGTCGTTACCTCCCTAGAATCTAATGTTATCTTCCTCTTGTTGATCATTCTCATATGGCTCTGCTATCATCATATCAACGTCTATTAATTCATAATCCCAATTAGTCACGAACAAATCTTGCATTTCCATATTACCTAAATTAAGATGTCTAAAAATTCTAACCATTTTTAGCTTACCACCTCTGTTTTTAAATATGTGTTCAACATGAGTTGGTTTAATTTTGTTCCATCCTTTTTTTATAATTTCTTTAACTAACTCAATCTCATAATTTTCTATTGGCATAATGATTGTTCCAACATCTACCTTATCACATAACGCAAAACTGCCTCTAATCATGCCTTCGTTTTTTTCTGCTTTTTTATCATCTTTACTTCTGTTTAATTGAGTAGAAGATGACACGTATATATTTAAAGCATTTGCTAATCTTTCTTTAAAGCTTTTACTCACATATAAGAATAATTGGTCTTCTCTAGTATACATTCCCTTACTATAGTCTCTAGCCTCCATTACTAAAGCTCCTGTTAACAGAATATAGTCTATGCCTAATGCATATACATCTTCGTCTTGTTGATGTCTTTTTACAATTCTTTCTAAAACACCTACATCATAATTTGGTCTATCATAAAGATGTATCTTACTTCTTTTAATGATATCAATTGCATAATTTAATCTAGCCTCTTCTTCTTCAGTAAGATCCCACTCAATTATTTTAGATGTTTCAATTCCAGAAACTGTAGCCCACATTATAATGTCAACTTCCATAGATAAGTCTAATTCAGTTCCAACATAAATAGAAGACAATTTCCCTTCTGGATTGTTTGGATTTATTACAAACTTTTGTTTTTCATAATCCCACAATTCAATAGCAGTTAAAAACGTAATCTCTCCACAAGCAAGTCTTGATTTACCAGCTCCTGTTGAACCAGAAGTTAAGCTAAATTTCTTTCTCCTACAACCATAAACAATCTTGTTTTTAAATCCACTCATACCCATTAATCCATAAGCTTCACCATTTTTAAGTCTCTCTAGAGTATTCTCTGAGTTGTAACTTGCTCTCTTATAGTCTCCATCTGATGAAGTTTCATACTTGGATTCAATCTTTAGTATTTTTCCACTACAATGATTTGTTATATCATCCCAAGTCAATGAATCAAATGTTTCATTTTGTTTTTCTATAATATTATTATCGACTTCAGTGAGATCTAAAACATCTGAGATATCTGTGCCTTCGTCAATTAAATCTCTTAACACAGAAAATTTTCTAAGTCTACTATAATTATAATCAAAATTAGCTAGAGAAGCTTGATTAACTACATTATCAATCCATTCAAAACCGTCAGTGTCTTCAAAGATTATTTTATAATATCTTGGAGACGTTCTGCTCAAGTAGGCTTCAATTTCGATAGGTGTTATTTCTTCAATTCCTTCTGCTGTTAGATTATATATAGCAAAGAAGATCCCTTTATGAAAGTCATTATGAAAATATTCTATGTCTAATGCATATTTATCGTCTTGCAAAATATCATGTTTTTTTAATATGCCTCCAATTATTTGACAGCCCACTCTAGCTTCATAGTAGAGTTTTTTTAGTTTTTTACTCATCTGCGTCTTCCTCCACTTCTTTTATGTTCTCAAGTTTTATTGGTACTAATTTTTTATTACATTTGCTAGGACTGACTTTTATTTTTATTCTATTACAATTGAAATCTTTTTTTATATTAGTGTCATTCACTTTTTTCTTTTTTATATAATCTAATTTTGCTTTATCATAAGCCCAAGGGATTATCCCTAAACCTGTTCCCTCTATGACTTTATTTTCCATTGTCTCATAAAAATATTTTAATGTCAACAACATACCTGTATTAGTACAATTATAAGGCTCTTTCCTAAAATCTGACAGTTGCTTAAACATCATAGGAGTTGGTGGATGACCGTATAATAATTTTATGTATTCAAATAAATCATCCCATCCATCTGTATTTTTTTTATTTTCATTTTTCTTCTTAACTAAACAATCAGGACAGTAATATCTTTTCTTGTAAGTTTCTGTATCTTCTTTATTATTCAATTTGCCACAGACAGGACATTTTACTGTTGCCGCCATAAGCACACCTCCTACTAGTTTTAAAAGAGGATAGAAAAATCTACCCTCTTTAGTTTTATTCTGTTTCTTTTTTATTGTCTATATCTTCTAGTGTATCTACAATATCTTTTGTTTGACTTAGAATATTTTTTAAGTGATCAATTTGTTTTGCAGTACAGTCAGATACAGTTTTCTCATCACCCAATATCTCATATACTACTTGTTGATATCTTAGCATATTTACACCATCAATATCTTTATCATGCTTGTAGATTACTTTTTTCACAAGGTTTCCAATCTCATCAATTAATACTTTATGGTCTTCTCCTTGTCTATCTGATATATTTTTTTGTTGTTGTTTAAAAGAACCAACATTTACACCATTTTTCTTTTGTTCTGCAATTGCTTCATCAATTACTTTTACTAAATTATCATAAGTAAAAACTTCAATAAAATTAGCCATATTATCCCATTTACTTCTAGCAAAATATTCTTTAGTTTCTCTTAAATATCCACTAGAAGGAATAACATCTCCATTTTCATCTACGCCATTTGATTTCAGATAAACAATAATATCACTTCTATCAATAATAGGCTTGACAACTCTTTTCCATGTTCCTTTAGGATATAACTTTTGAACCTTCTCGCCTTCATCATCTAAAATAACAGTATCCCCATCTCCCAATATTGCATGAGCTGTAAAGAAATATGTGAATCCTAAATTTAAGAAGTCATTGATACAGTGGTAGAACTCATTTTCAAATCTCTTGTATAATTTACCATGAGCAACATCACCTAACTCGACAACATCGTAAGCGTCTGTAATAAATTTTTCTGCTGATTTATCAAGAGCAGTTATACTATCAATACAGATAATGGGATGTTCATTCTGAAATTTTAAGAATGAATTGTCTTGTATCTTATTTTGTATCTTAACCAATCCATCTTCCATATCTTTGATATCATCTTTTGAAGTATCTTTATCTTCTTTTGCTTTTTCAAATCTTAGTGTTTTTCTATCAAGTGAAGATCTTAATTGTTCTAGTTTGATTTTATCAGATTTCATAGATTCAACAAAGTCTTTAAAAGTAGCATAATCGCTAACAGGTAATTTAGATGTGCCTCCCACTGCATTAAGAGCGTTACTCTCAAACGGTAAGAAAACTACTCCATTAGCTTTTGCTAACTGTGAACTTTTTCCTAAGTTATTGCCACCATAAACAACAACAACTTTGCCTTCAACTCCCTCTGCAACAATAGATTTTTCTACTAATCCTCCGTAATTAAATGCCATATATATCTCTCCTTAATCTTATTTTATTCTTGTTCCACAACTATTCAGTATTTCAACACACTCTTTGTTAGTGGGCATACGAGAGATGCCTAATTTAGACATCACTTCTCGTATTTTCTTTTCTATTAATTTGTTATCCCACTTAAATTTATGCATATCTTCCATGTTTATCTCCTAAAAAGGAATATCATCATCCCCTTCAATTGCTTGAAAACTATCATTTGTGTTACTAGCAGTAGTTTTAGTTTTAGTTTTAGCACCAAATTGAGATTTTTTTGTAGGTGTTGCTTTTTCTTTAACTAAGTTAGCTAAATATGTTTCTCTTTCAACTAAAGCAGCTTTTACAAATTTAGAATCAATTGCTCTTTTATCATCTGGTTCAATTGGATTTCCACCTTCAATGATCAGTTCTCTAGTGAATGTTCTCTTAACATCAGTCTTACTCTTCCCACCAAAACCAGATTTTTTATTGCTTTCAGTTACAATTTCAGCAACTTTAATACTTCCCCAGAATTCAGTTGTATCGCCTTTTGCAATTTCTTCTACACCTTCAATAAGATCTTCGTTTTCTACAACAAAATTAATTGGTTTGATAGCATCTAGATAATCAATATAATATCCTTCAACTTCTAATTTTCTGCCATTCATTTTAGGTGTCTTTGCAATGTAAACAACCATATCAAATTCAGCTTTAAAGTCTTCTTCTTTCATATCAACTTCTTTACAGTTCCCAAAACCTTTATTAATTTTAATTCCTGATTTCACTTCACCGTTAGAAGAATATTCATTAAACTCTACTTGAGGACAGAATGGAGCATCTCCATTAATTCTTAATACAGTCGCTGGTTTTTCTTCTGTGGCATCCTTAGCTGATACTCCGTTATTAACAACGTCTAATAAACTTGCGTATTTCTTACTTTCTGTTACACCATCTTTATTAAATTGTGACTGGTAAACATTGACCTCACATTGTTGATCTGGCTTGTTGCCATATTTAATGACTACAGAACCCTTTACTTTTCCCACACCTTTTTCAAATTCATGAGTAAGTTTATTCTCTTGGATTTTTCCAATTACCTCTACTGTGTTTAATGTTTGCATTGTAGTCTTTTGCTCTGCCATAATCATTTCTCCTATTCTACTTAGTTTAATTTCCACTTTAATTTATGTTAATTTTATTTTAACCTATTTAATTTTAAGCAACAACCATAATATCAAATACTTACAATC